TAAATGCCAGGTAACCCAGTTGCGGCATGCCTGACCAACGTTGCATTTCTTTCAGTTTGTGTGCGCCCTGCGCCGTTGAAACCATTGAAGGAATCTTGACGCCTGCTTCATTTGCACACCAATTGACAAAACTGCCACACCAGGGCAAACCGTCTGCCTTTGTAAATTTGCCGTACTTTGTCAGGTTGTCGCCTTCTTCGATTGTGCCAACTTCAGCAGCTGCGACTTCGATCAACCTGGCATTTGTACCGTCAGGAAATGTCATTTTCCTAGTGTTAACCCGTCAGGGATTGGCTTTGAATAATTCCATGCAGCAATGTAATCGCCTTCACCGTCTGAATCATTTTGCAATGCGATTGTGCCGTCACGAAATGCAGCACTATCTTTTAGTTCTGCATAAGCCTTGATTATCTTGTCATAAAGTGTCATTTAATTAACTCCTAATCCATACGCCTGAAAACACCGTTTGTCCGTCGCCTGAGTCAATGCGGGTGTTTGACCCACCGACCCGTGCATAAACTTCAACATAATCGCTAGAACCATCAAAATAAATTATCGCACCACCTGAACCAGCAGCATTTAGAATACTTCCAAAACTTCCAACTCTTGCTGAAAAAGCACCATTCTTGTAAATCCACACTTCATGATAATGGTTCGAATCGGTGCTTGTGACCACCGTTGTATTTATTTGATAATAACCTGCGGTTGTTGGTGTAAATCGGCTTGAAGCAAAATTGCCAGCCGTATCGAAATCTTCTGTTCCAAAAGTGACTTTTGTTGCAGTGTTAGCAGTGATGTTTTGACCTGTTGCAGCACGGGCTGAAAATGCTGGTCCACCTGAAGCCGCTGGGGTAGCCCATGAAGGTACGCCGCCCGCAACCGTCAAAACCTGACCAGTAGTGCCAATCGCAAGTCGTGTGTTTGTGTTTGCGGTCGCTGATGAATAAGCAAGATCACCAAGCGTCGTGCCTGGTTGTAATGCCTTCAAACGCGTGTCAACGCCTTGCAGTGCGACGTCGAAGTCGGCTGGAAGGTCGGTGACTAGGTCACTCGACGTCGGAAGAACAAAACCGTAATTCGTGGTCGGGTTCGCCATGTGTGTTTCTCCTTTTCTAAGCCACTATTGTGGCATTTGCCCAGTCTAAAGTCGGCGACACGCTTGCCCACGTTTCGGTGATCGGAACGTCGTTCCAGCGCATTGCCTGCAATGAGTATGCCAACGGTGACAACAACAATGTGACGCTCAAACGGTTATAGGAAGCCTGAAACGACCAGCCTTCGACGAATCCTTGAAACGTACCCGAAGCCATGTTCAACGGCAGATTGTTCAGGGCAATTGCTTCACCCATGAAAATGTTGATTAGGTTGTCACGGTCGCCGTTATCAATTTCAGGGTTGGTCAGGTCAAATGAAATTTCACTAAAAATTGGTTGTGGCTGGGCACGCAATGATAAATAGAAATTCGCCTGGGCAGTCGCGTCAGCTGAATCGTGCAGTGTCGTCTCAATAATTTGACCAAGCGTGCCGTAAAGTGAAATTGAAGCAATGTCGCTGGCACTGACTTCGTTTTCTGAATTTGCCCCGTATTTGATTGTCAGGGCGTTGCGTACGTCACCAACACGGGTTTCAATACGCAAACCCGCTGCACGGGCATGGTTGGCGTCAAGATCAACATAACCGTTTGCTGAAAGGTAAGTCGTGCGGTGCGTACTGTCTGCGTAACCAATTCGCCCCTGGGCGTCTTCGTAAATGTATCCCAGCCCTGAAGTTGCAAGGGCTGAAACCAAACTGTAAGCGTCAATTGACCCCGCACCACCGCCACGTGCGGAAAGGTCATAATTGCCTGGACGATCAATGTCGCCCAAACCTGTGTTGCCAGCAGTTGCCCATGTGACGGTTGGGTCATAGGTTGCCCATGTCAACGCCCCTGGCACTTCAGCCCAGGTTTGAAACAAAACCGACTGAAGCACTTCGAAAATCTGATCACCGTCAAAATCGCGTGGCAATGCGTCTGTAAAAATAGATTTTGGCAGGCGTGCCAATGCGCCCAACGCCGTGATCGAATACGTTTGCGTGAACATGGTCGTGCCCACGTCACGCACTTCCAAACCAATGTCAACAACATTGCCGCCAAAAATCGCAACAAATGTGCCTGAAGTGTCTTGAACTGAAACGCCAATTGTTGAATTGATGTTGACGGGGATTGCGGTTTGATTAACGTCTAGCAGCTGAAGATTAACGTAACCCGCCTGTGCCTGTTCATAAATGTTTGTTCGACCGCTGCGAATTGTAAGATTTGCCAAAACTGCGTCGGTGTATTCCACACCGTCAATTTCAACCAACCAAATGGGTGACCATTGCGTCATGTTAAATCGCCACCAGGTTGGTCGCGCCGCCTGTTCCGCGATAGTAAGAATTGTTCAGGGTGTCAACGATCGTGCGGGCAGTGCCTTCCTTATCAAATGCACCAGTTACGGTCAGGTTGATTGTTGTGCCCATGCTTGCATTTTCTGCCATGCGGAAACGCCCAACGTCAAAACTGGAAGGAATGCCAGCACTGGCAACTGCCGCGCTTGCCGCAACGCTTGCTGCCGCTGCAACACCCCCACCGCCGCCGCCACCCGTGCCTGATGTTGTTGCACCCCCTGACGGTGCTGGAATTGTCGGAATCTTCGGCACTGATGTTGAAACTGTCGGTGTCTTGATTGAAGGAACGCTGACCGTTGGCGTTGAAATCTTTGAAACATTTGGCAAAAATGGAATGGCGTTATAGGCAGAAATCAACGCGTTTATTCCAGCAACCGCCCCGGAAATTAAACCGTTCAAAATCTTGACAACGCCTGCAATGACGTCAATGACGCCGCCTGCGATTTTGCCAGCAACCTGCAACGCCCCGCCCAATACCGTGCCAATGACGGGTGCAAGGTACTTTGCAATATATCCGCCAAATTCCTGAAAGATTGCAAGGTTGTCACCGATTGCGTCGCGTACATAACCAAACGCTTTGACCAAACCGTTGATGATTGGTGTAAATGTATTCTTCAAAATGTTGCCTACGTTTGTGACAACGCCGCCCAAATTGCCTTCAGTGTTTGAAAACGCTTCAGTGAATTTTTGAACTAGTGGAATGACCTTATCCGAAAACGCAGTTGCTAGTTGAAGCACAATTGGAAGCAACGCCGTTCCAATGGTTGTTTTTGCATTTTCCAGTTGGGCAGTCAAAATTCTAGTTTTGTTGGCTAGTCCGTCGGACGTACGTTCAAAATCACCCTGTGCCGCGCCTGTTTGTTTATAGATCAATGCCTGGGCAGCTAAAACCTTTTGTTGTGGCGTCAGCGCATTTTTGGTTGTGCTGATAATTCCCAATTCTAACGCTGCCTGACGAAGTGAAGCGTCGTCAAGCAAAACACCGTAAGCACGCAGCGGTTCGGCTTCACCGCGCAAGGCTGAACCAATGGCGTTGATTGCTTGTTCGGGCGACGTGTTATTGAATGAAGCAAGGTCGGAAGATAGTTTTACGAAATCGACTGAAAACTTTGAAAGGTCTTGACCCGATAATCCAGCAGCCTTGCCAAATGTGGCAAATGTTGCAGCAGCGTCCAACGCCTGTTGTTTGGTCTGACCCAATGAACTGGCAGCACCTTCGGCAAACTTTTCGATTTCCTTTGAAGTGTCGCCAAATAAAACGCCAACCTTTGAAACGGTTTCCGATAAGTCCGACGCAGCCTTGACCGCTTCAACACCAATTTTGATTGCAAACGCCCCTGCTGCGACGGTTGCGGCTGCTAAGGCTGCGCCTGCAACCTTGCCTGCCTTTGTCATTTTGTCGCCGAAAGTATCAACGTCTTTCGTGGCTGATTTCAGCGATTTGTTAAGGTTGTCAACGTCGCCAAGAATCGAAAGTTTAAGGGTACGACTGCCAGCCATTAGTCAAATTCCTTTACAACTTTGACAAATGCGTTTTCCCAACGCTTGACGATCTCAGGCTGGATTCTGCGCAATGTCGGATAGATAAACCAGCCGCGTGAACCGCGACCTTCACGACCTGACCACACTGGAAATTGCTTTTTTGTATTTGAACCAAATTCATTCCCTGCCCACAATTGTTGCGTTGTTCCGCCGCCTGAAAACTTTTGCGCTGCGAATCCGTAGCTGATTTCGCCAATTTTGGAAGACTTTGAAACCCTTGCACCCGTGGCAATTCGTACTTTTGCACGTTGGTTTGTGTTGCTGGTCGCTGCTGCGTCAATGACGCTTGAACGTACATAGTCAGCCAATTCGCTGCTGATGACTTTTGCCTGGTTGGTTGCTTCTTCGTCCATTGCTTTGAATGAACGGGTTATGGCGCGCAATTCCGCTTTGTCATAACTGATCGCGTCAGTTGCCATTTGCCCGCCTTTCTAAAATTTCAATGACCGTCAAAATGTCTTCGGCACTTTCAAATTCGCTGGGCGGTAGCCCCGTTGCCAGGGCTACTTCCCAAACGATTCGGCTTAGGCTTCCGACTGGGTGGCTTTTGGGTTTGCTTCACCGACGATCACTTCGGAAATGGTTTCCGTCCATGCTTCGATTGGCTTGACTGGGTTCCCAGCGGCTTCCCGCTTCATGGCGTGATAGGCAAGAAATACCAAATCGGAAATTCCAATTTTTTCCTGTGCCTGGGCAATGGTGTGACCCGTGTGCTTTTCCCATTTCACCCATTCAGGCGGTGCAGCCGTGTAGGTGATTTGGTCGCCGTTATTGTATTCAATTGTTATTGGTAACTTCATTTTGTCTCCCGATTGTTAGTGACTAGAACGTTTCTGAAGGTGTGCCCACCACCACGAATGATAGGTCAACGGTCTGCGCGTCAGGTGCTGCCCCGCCGACTGCTGGAAATACTGGCATGACGTTGAATGCAAAAACCGCGCCAGTCACGGCAGTCAATGAAACCGCCAATGTTGTGTTTGGTGCAGTTTCGCAGGCAGTCCACAATGCTTCACACAATGATGAAGCCGCACCCCAGTCTGCAAGCATTGAAATGTCAAATGTCCACTGATCGTCAATGTGCTTGTAAGCCTTGCCGTCAAGCGTTTGATAGGTTTCGACGGTTGGGCTATTCGCAAGAACTGCGCTGGTCGCCTGCGCGTCGTAATTTACGGTTGCAATGGTCACGACTAAATCGCGACCAGTAATGATTGTCGTTGGCATTTTGTCCCCTATGTTGTTTGTGTGTAGTACGTTGAAACGTTGATGTCAGCAACCAACATGGGCGACTGACCCACTTCAAGAACCGTCGGCTTTTCGATCTGTCCAACAACGTATCCTGCGGGCATTGCCGCAAGAATTCCCATGATGAGTTTTTCTAGATTGTCCAATGACCCAGCGTTGCTATTTGAAGCAACAATGGCAGTGATTGCAAAATTGATTTTGACCTGTGTTTTTGCCTTGCCTATCAAAACAACTTCCATGTAAGGTGAATCGGGCACGATCACAATGGCGGGTGGAATTGGCGATTCAGGCACGCTTGCATAGCAGGTCGCCGATAACGCGCTAAAGGCGTTGGCTAAGGCTGCGCGGGTTTCGGAAACGGCATTGGCTGGCACTTATTGAACGACCGTTTCAACGTCAAGGTACGGCATAAGCAAGGTCGAAACACGGTTGGTCAGGCTGCGCCCCATACGGTACGGCGTCGAAGTAAAATCCACGCCTTCGATCTGACCGCCTGCGGCAACGCGTGACTGAAAGACTTCAACGCTAACTGCCAAAATTGCAGATTCAATTGGGGCACTGGTTGCGTACAAATCAGCTGCGGAATAACCTGAAAGTGTTGCAGTGCCTGTTGGAATTATGTCGCGCAATGTGACGTCAGTTGAAGTCAATGCAGCGGTAAAATAGTACGGTGTTACGGTCACGACCGTGTGGGTCGCCGTAAAGGGTGCGGGCAAACCAGCAACAATGACTGATTGACCAGCAACAAAATGATGTTCGCGTTGTGTGTAAAAATAAGCAACGTTTGATTCTAATTTGTAAGCGTTAACGGCTGAAGTGTTTGCAACCAACATGGGCAAAATGACGGCTTCAGCGGTGTTGATAATTTCGTCCAGGTAACTGTCTGAATAAAGTGAAACGGACACGCCAAGCACCGTGCGCAATTGGCTTGCAGTGACAATGACTGGCATGTCCGTTTCCTTTCGATCGGCTGCGGCGAGATCGGGAGAACCCGCCGCATGATTAGTTGGGGTTAGTTATCAGGTCTTATTGATACCGAATGCGCCTGCACCGATTTTCGTTGCAATTGCAC